TAGGTATGATGAAGTTACTATCATGGAAGCGCTAGAAATTACATCTGAAGATTTAGTTGAAAGGTTTTCTGATAGAGTAAACATTAACAGTTGGAAGTTTGACTTAGAGGAAGAACATGAGCATTAACGAAGCAACGCCAGAGCAATGGGACAAAGCAAGCAAGACAGTGTATGGTAAACTATACCATCCTAATGACCACGCTATAAAGAAACAGGTAGGAGGATCTCATTACAACCGCTACTCAATACAGCCAGTTGATTTTATTCTTGCTAATAAACTTGATTGGTGTGAGGCGAATGCTATTAAATATATTACAAGGCACAAAGACAAAGGTGGAGTAGAAGACATACGTAAAGCAATACACTATCTAGAAATACTTCTGGAGCGTATGGTCAATGAAAATAGTTGAAGGTAACTTTGGAAGCAAAGAAAACAACGACATAAAAACCTCTGAGTTTCTTGCGTTGTTATCAGCACGTAGTTTATGCTACGAGGAAGAAGAAAGACCTATCAAGTGTGTTGTTATTATGTATGAAGACGGAGAGGTATTTGAAGTCACAGCTACAGAACAATACCCTGATGGTGTGTACTTACTTCTAGGTTTGGCACAGGCAGCAATCATAAACGAAACTTTAGGAATAACTTAATGGACGCATATCAACAGTACATACACAAGTCACGCTACGCACGTTACAATGCAGAAGAACAACGTCGAGAGACTTGGGAGGAAACAGTAGAAAGATACGTCAACTACTTTGCAAATAAATTTGATCTTGAAGACGTATATGATGAACTTTTAACAGCCATTGACGGGCTAGAAGTTATGCCATCTATGCGAGCCTTGATGACAGCAGGTGAAGCACTAGACCGTGACAACGTAGCAGGGTTTAACTGTAGCTACTTACCTATAGACCACCCTAAAGCATTTGATGAGATGATGTACATTCTCATGTGCGGCACAGGTGTGGGCTTTAGTGTTGAGAGACAGTACATAGCCAAGCTACCTGAAGTTGCGGAGAAGTTCCATGAAACAGACACAGTTATTAATGTTGCGGATTCAAAGATCGGATGGGCGAAATCGTTTAGGGAACTGGTATCATTGTTGTATTCAGGTCAAATTCCCCAATGGGACGTTAGCAGAGTACGACGTGCAGGTGCCACACTTAAAACTTTCGGAGGTCGTGCAAGTGGCCCAGAACCTCTCATCGAATTATTCAAATTCACGTCCGGGTTGTTTCAAGGAGCTGCTGGACGAAAGCTTACATCCATTGAATGCCACGATCTTTGCTGTAAGATCGCACAAATCGTAGTAGTAGGAGGAGTAAGACGATCAGCACTCATATCACTATCTAACCTGTCGGATGACAGGCTACGCAGAGCTAAGACAGGTGAGTGGTATCATGCTAACCCACAACGTGCACTATCTAACAACTCTGCTTGCTACACAGAAACACCTGACTTTATTGCTTACCTAGAAGAATGGAAAAGTTTATATGAATCCTACTCAGGAGAACGAGGTTTCTTCAGCAGAGTTGCTAGTCAAAAGCAAGCTGAAAGGAATGGCAGACGAGATGCTACCTACGATTTTGGAACTAATCCATGTAGTGAGATCATCCTCAGACCCAACCAGTTCTGCAATCTATCAGAAGTTGTTGTCAGGCCAGACGATACGCTCTCTAGCCTCAAACGAAAGGTACGCATTGCGGCTATCCTTGGAACTCTACAAGCTACCCTTACAGACTTCAGATACTTAAGGAATATCTGGAAGACAAACACAGAGGAAGAAGCTTTACTAGGTGTATCACTAACAGGTATCATGGATCACCATTTACTATCAGGACGAGGTGACAATGCAAAGCTTAAGAAGTGGCTCACAGAGATGCGAGAAGAAGCAATTGAGACTAACAAGCGGTGGGCTAAGAGACTTAACATTAATCCCTCTACAGCTATTACTGCAATTAAGCCTAGCGGTACTGTTAGCCAGTTGGTTGACAGTGCTAGTGGTATCCATCCTCGTTATAGCGAACAGTACATACGAACAGTACGAGCAGATTCTCGTGACCCTCTTTGTGCTGTCCTAGAGGCTGCTGGTGTCCCTGTAGAGACAGATGTACACAGTGCTAGCACCAAGGTATTCAGCTTCCCTATCGCCTCACCAGAGGGCGCTGTGACAGCCTCAGCTATGGGTGCAATAGAACAGTTAGATCTGTGGGAGTTGTATCAGGACTACTGGTGTGAACATAAGCCATCGATGACGTGCTACTACCGTGACCATGAGTTCCTTGAGGTAGGACAGTGGCTGTGGAACAAGTTCGATAAGGTATCAGGTGTTAGCTTCTTACCTTACTCAGACCATGTATTCCAGCAGGCACCTTATCAGCCCATTGATAAGAAAACTTACAAGCAAGCAGTAAAAGACTTCCCCACTGAGATCAACTGGGACATCAATGAGGAGTCTGATATGACTGAAGGTAGTCAGGAGCTAGCTTGCACAGGTAACAACTGTGAGATTTAAGACATAAAGAAGATAGAGTAACCTCTGTCGTTACCACCTACGTCCTCTGGCTTCTCTTTAGGGTCATGGGACGTGGGTATTCCTTCCTTCTGCATCTTCTTGATGCGGTCTTTAGAACGCTCACACATACTGTGATAATCAAGAGATGTGTAACTTACTGTGTGTTTATCGTCGCTCATTTTATTTCCTTTAATAATCTGTTTGTTCTAAAAGAAAAGCTCTTAACTCATCCCCTCCGGGCATACTTCTTAAAGTATATAGTTTAGGGTCTTTCTGTTGTAAAGCATTAATTACATCTTTGACTATATTTGCTGGTAAACCAAAAGGAGGAATCATAGATTCAGCTAAGTAGTCTACAGGGTCGTCTAACATCCTCTGATTTGCATACTTACTACCTAGTTTATTAAAGGTAGCTACTTGTACTGGCTGCATAACCGTATCAAAAAGTAAACCCTCAACAGAAGGAGCTTTGCGCTCGTCTCCTAACATAGCTTGTGGAATGCCTCTGGCTTGATTAATAAGACCGTAACCAAAACCAGCAAATATCATGTATCTTGCAGCAAAAGAGCCTGCGTCTTTATACTCACCTTTCTTAATGTTTTGTATAATACCTTGCCTCATTAACTCGGCTTGTTTAATAGCAAAACCTGTAAGAGCATAAAAAATTCTACGGTTTCTTCCTCCTAAATAATTAAGAGGTCTTCCAGCGGCTGATATAAGCTGCTGTTCACCTAGCCTAGAAAAAGACATACGCAATACAATTTCTTTAACACTATCAGGCATTTCGTCTAGTGTTTTATTTTTTAACAAAGATGATCTAATTTTTGTTAACTCTTGAGGTGATGCATAGTCTTCTAACTCTTTAAAATACTTTTTACTGTCCTTAGCTAAAGACCTGAACTTATTCAAAGAAGAACGAATAACAATACCTTTTCCTAATCTATCTGCTCCTCTAAAACCAGAGAATTTAAAAGCAACATCTTGATATAAATTAGAGGCCTTATCCCATCCTGAACTGTTCATCATGTCGTCAAAACCTGATTGAAACTCAGCAATATTTTTGTTACTTCCTCCAATACCAAACTCCGTTATGTCCATTCCCTCTCTTTGAAGCATACCTTTAAGTGTAGGCATAACACCATTTCGTGCCATAGCAACAGCAGCATCGTGCAAGTTCATAAAAGCAGAATCAAACTGACCTAACGTACCACCGTAACTAAGTTTCATTAAGTTACGCACAAAACCATGAGGAGCAGACTTAGCACCTTCCATTGTATCTTTAATTAAACGAGATGTAGTTTTACCTACAGCGGCGTTACCAGCTTGTTGAGTTATAGTTTCTCTCAAAGCTTTATGAAATACATTTACGTTATCTCCTACAGATAAAGATGGCCGAACTCTAAAAGACTTGGATAACTCAATCATTGTTTGTTCGTCAGCAATACGATTTATCTGTTCAAGAATAGGATTTGCATAATTGTTTAATTCTTCTGAACTCATTTCAGATGCAAGTTTTCTTGTTCTTTCAGCAGCTCCTTCAACTGTCTGACTAACACCTACATCAACGTCAGGAATTTCGTCTGATTCTTTTAACTTTCCACTAGCCCAAAAAAGTTTATCTTGCCGTACATCTTCTCTGTACAGTCTTCGTGTTTCATTTTGATGTGCTTTACTATCTGCTACTAACTTTTTTAAAAGATCGTTAGCTTCTTTAGTAACTGATTGAGAAGCAGATTGAAAAAGTTCTTTGAGCATTAATCCTGCTTGTTCTTCTGTTTCTGCTGTGTGCAAATCTAAAAATTTTGCTTTAATTTCGTCTTGCTCTGCCCATTCACTTAACTCAGAAAGACTGTTTTGATTTTCTCGTGATGTATATTTACTTAAAAATAGTTCAGAGTTTCTAGCAGATGTTTCAAAAGCAGACTCAAACAGTCTACCTACTTTTGGCCCAGCAACGCGACCTACCAAAGATGCAACAGGAGCAACAGTACGAGTTATGCTTTGCCGTGCCGTTCGCTTGTATATATTATTAGCTTGTTTAAGATCTATATCATATAGGCCTTTCATAGATTGCAAATCATATTGCATTAGATCATCAAACAAAGTAGCTTTTCGATATCTTTGAGGTAATACAACTTGTTTAATTACCTCTTCAGAGACACCAGCGTCCCTTAATTCTTGTTTTATAAAAGCTCTGCGTTCTGCTGATGATCCTCCAACACTAGGAGCAACAGGCGCTTCTTCAAATAAATTTTCTATTTCTTTTAGTTTTGTTTCTGTACTAGTTAATGTTTCTTGGGCGGCATCAATCCGATCATTGTCACCACTTTCAAGCGCGTTTCGTAGTTTAGTATCTGCTTTGTCTACAGCTTTAGAAGCTTTATCCCACGCTTTTCCTAACTTAGACATTTTCTTTTCATAGTCAGGCAAAACTTTAGAATTAAAATTTTCGTATTCTTCAAACTGAGGACGAGTTTGTTCTACATCATAACGAATAGCAGCGTCATCTGCGTACTCTTTAACACCCTCTACGCTATCTAAATCAAAACCTTTTTTAACTATTTGAGCTGCATTAGTAGCAATAGCAGTCTCAGTCATGCCTATACCAGCAATATCATAAAGAGCCGAGGAAACTTTTGTAGCGTCTCTTGCTACTGGTATAAAACCTGCACCCACAGTCGCAAGCTCTCCTGCTAACCGTACTCCTTGTGCGCCAAGCAAACCACGTTCTTCCATAAACTGTTGATTAGGATCAAGACGAGGATCAAGCATAGCCAAAGCTTCTCTTCCTGTAGGAATGTCAACGCCCATTGTTTGTTCTAACGCATAAGTAACAGGAGAAGCAATAAGAGTAGCTACATCAGCAACAGCACCTACACCAGCAGCAGACATTTCTTGAATACCTTCTGCTAAGTTTTCTAAAACTGTGTCTTCAGCGCCTTCAAGAGTTTTCTGTGCCGCAGCTCGTTCTTGTTCAGCTACTGTAAACTCTTCTTCTAAACGCGCACGTTCCTGCTCCCTTTCTTCAAAAGTCTGACCAATAAATTGAGTTTCAAACTCATCTTTATCTAAGTCTGAATAGTATTTAGAACGCAAAGCATCAGATAATTCTTTATCAGAAAGATCATCATACTCAGGATTCTTTTTTCTAAACTCAACTATGTTCATTTAGTTACCTTAACCTCAGAGGATCTTCTAATTCTGTTTCTTCTCTAGAACCGCCGCCTAACTCAACATCAACAAGACGTAACTGTTCTTCTAAATCTTGTATAGTAAGTTGCTCTTGACGCCGCTGTTCAGTAAGCTCTTCTCCTTGTCGCAACCTTGCTAATCTAACAGCCTCTGCTTTTACTCTAGGATCGTTAGATGGTATTGTTCCTATGCCAAAAATATTAGTGCTTTCTCTAGCGTTTACATTTTCTTTAGCTTCTGGTATATATTGATCTATATCAGAATTTGAAGGATCTTTAGCAACAAGGTTGTTGAGCCTCCTACGTGCAGAGTTAATATTACCCTGTAGTGTACGCCTAGAAGTATTTAGCTTTTGCAACGTATTAATTTTGTAATCAGTAATTTTATTCTCAATGGCTAATAACTGAGCTTCAGCGTTCTTTCTCCCGCCTTGAGTCCATGTACCGCCTTTTTTAAAATCAGGCTGTAAATCTCTTACTTCAGCTATTCTTTGTTTCAGGTCTTTTTGCAAGGCAGTAGGTAGCCCTTCTAGACGGCTCTCAACACCAGTAATGGGTAAAGGCGTTGTTCTATCCGTTTGACCTTCAGAAATCTTTCTAGTGTTTTCATCCCTCTGAACACGATCATCCTCTAATTTTTGAATAGCAGTGCCATACCCAGCATCTTGTGCTGCTTTAACAAATTGATCTAAATTTTCTGGTTTTACACCATAGTAAGCCTTTACAAAGTTTGCTTCTCGTTGTCCTTCAATTTGAGCCACTTCTGTAGCAGTTCTGCCAGTAATTTTACTAGGGTCTAAACCAGCCTCTAATGACACTCGTTCCATAATTTCTTCAACTGACTCTGCTTCAGCAATGTTGCCTTTCTGAACAGCTTGTTGTCGTGCTGCGTCAAGTTGGTTTAATGATGATTGAGTTTGTTGTTGAATAACACCTTTAGTTACTTGTTGGGCCTGTAAGACTTTAGTAGCATCTCCTGTTTTCATTGCCTCTTGTTCTGCATATCTTGCTAAATCAACTGGGCCCATCTGAGCCATTTTAGCCGCTTCTTCTTCTTGTCGGCGTTGAAGACGCATAAGTGCAGGAGCTTGACCTACGCCTTTAGCAGCCTCAAACAACCCCTGTTGATAGGTAGGGTTAAGAAGACCTTGTAAAAATGTCTGTGAAAATTTAGCCATTCTTAGACCCCTCCTAGATATACAGCAGATAATACTTCAGGTATCTGACTGTAATCTACCATTAAGTAACCGTTGCTATCTGTAGACACTGCGGAAGGTCTAACCTCTGCGATCTCTTGTGCAAGAACACCAAAGGTCATGTTGTTGTTAGAGAACTTCTGTCCTTCCTCATTCCAATCCCAAGTGTACAAATTAATACCGTTAACTGTAGTAACTTTCTCAATGTTAGTTTTAAGTCTAGTGTCCGAATTTATTCCCAACTGTCCCAAAAGAGTTGTAATAGTTCCGGTTTTAGTATTAGTAACTGGTTGAGTTAATCCAGAAAGAAGACCTGTACCAACACCGCCAATCAAGTTAGCTCGTGCTTGTTCTGCAATTAGACGTGCTTCAAGACCACTCATCATAGTCTCACCGTACTGACCAGCACCGTACAACTGACCCTGCTGTTGCATCTGTGGGTAAAGCTGTGAAGCTTGTTGTACATTAAGCATCTGTGCTTGTGGCATATAC